ATTTCTCGAAGCGCACGGAAATAAGCGGACACCTGTTCCTCCGTTCTTTGAGGAACGCTGCCGCCCCTCAAGGGGGAGCAAGCGGTTCCGTCATTTTCCTTCTCTAATACGACCGCTGCCGCTTGAGGCGGCGCGTCGTATTTGTTCTTTGTTCTTTTCTTGAGTCTCTCTGAGATACTCACGGGCAGTATCTGTGGGATACTCACGGGCAGTATCTCTGTGAGACTGCCGCGTATCTGTGTGAGACTGCTAATTGAGAGCAAACAAAAGGTATTTCTGGTAGCCCGATGTGCTCCGTTAGAGCCAGTAAAAATGCGGATTAGACCAGCCTTTGCGAGGTCAGGAAGGCACCGTGCAACGGTCGCTCGAGAAGCTCCAATGTGGCTGGCAATTTGCTCGTAACTGGCTGCAAAACGGCGCTTCTGGTCGGTCCCGGCAGCACTCTGAAAGTGCGTGAGTGCGTGGTAAACGGCGTAATGGTTTGGCCCGTACTGGCCTGCAATTTTGGCAGCTTCCCGGTGCTGCCATGCAAACGGACCTTCCTGTTTTGGGTTTTCAGATCGTGGCTTCATTTTCGTTTTTTGGTCTCTTCTTGCAATTCTGGCTGCGCACATTGCTGCCAAATCATCCCGTGCTCCTCAGGGTTTGAACTGTGCCGAATGTAAATTCGGGCGGTCAATTCGCGTTTTTCGTATTTAAACATTCCGGCTCGCAACCTGCGTTTTGTTGCCGTCAGCGAGCAGGTTGGAGGTTGATTAGGTTCTGTTTCGACACGCTGCAAAGTGATCACCTCACGCGCCCAGTTAGTTAGTGCAGACGATCCAAACCCGGCATAAGCAAGGTCCGAGTCCGTTCTTGCCGTGCCTTCTCGCGGCTTTGGCAAGTGATGAATCAGCACTAACAACACGCCGGTTTTGGACGAAATACGGTTTAACCCATTACAAAATTCGGTCACCACTTTCTGGTCCGAAATATCATCCCCGAGATAACACATTAACGGATCAATCCATGCGACATCCGGTTTGTGCCGCACGATTAACGCTTCCAGAACTCGAAGGAATTCGTGCCCTGAATGCACATTATCACGGTAAAAAACCAGTCTTTCGTTTAATGCTTGTTTTTCAGATTCGCCGCAATGCTTTTTGCCGTATTTGCAAATCACGCTTTGAAGGATTTCGGCTTGATCACCAATATCGTTTTCAGCCTGTAAAATTAGGCTTTTAAGTGGTCGCACCGGGTTAAGGCCAAAGGTCAGCAATTCTGGGAACAACCCAAGACCGTGCAATGCCCAGCCAATTGCTAACTGCATTGTCAGCGAGCTTTTGCCGATACCGGATTGAGCGTTGATGAGTAATGAGCCGCCTTTGCAAAGCCAGCGGTTGCCGATAAGTGTGTTTGGGTCTGTTGCCGTATCGTAAGTCAAAAGGTCGTCAAAACTGGTTTGTTTAACATCGCCCAGCCCCTGCTCTGCACTCGCGACCGTAACGGCATTGCCAAGGTCTGCCACTACATCTCCGGTCGGTGCGCCTTCCGAGATGGCTTTTGCCGCCTCGTTCAGTTGCCGCAGCAATCTGCGCCGACGGGATGCTTCGAGCACCATCTCGCACCAGCTCGGAAGCGGTGCGAGACTTGGCATCCCGGTTGCGAGGTCGGTCAACAGGGGATAGGAAATGCCCTTACTCGCTAATCTGTGCGCAAGTCCAATTGGGTCTAGACTGTCACCGGCATCCGCTGCGGCTTGGATACCCGCAAAAATGGTTGCGTAGGTCGGGTGTAGGAAATCTCCTGCGGTCAACCCAGATGCGACAACCGCCGGAAATGCGGTATGTGGGGCAAAAAGTAGACAGCCCAGCACAGCCCGCTCGGCTTGTTCAGCCTCCGGGATTTGTTGAGTGCTCATGCGTTAGAGCGTTGCCTCGTGTTGCCGTTGACGACGGCCGATCTCCGAGGTGTCAGGCTCGCATTTGGCCTGAAATAGTTTGATCGCCCGCGCGAGTCGGATCGTGTCCATCGCGTGCGGATCGAGACCAGGTTGTCCAGAATTTACCAGAGCCAAGTGCGTTTCCATTAGTTCGTTGGCGATCCGGTGCGCTTCGTTGAGTTCGTTTTTGTTCATTCGTTGCCCGCGTTTTTCGGATGCGCGGCCCCCGGTTGGTTATGACCCGTCGCCGTCGCCGTCGCCGTAGCCGTCGCCATAGCCGTAGCCATAGCCGTAGCCGCAGCCGTTGCCGTAGCCGTAGCCGTAGCCGTTGCCGTAGCCGTCGCCATAGCCGTAGCCGTCGCCGTAGCCGTAGCCGTTGCCGTAGCCGTAGCCGTAGCCGTTGCCGTAGCCGTAGCCGTTGCCGTAGCCGTAGCCGTTGCCGTCAAGCGTTAAAATCCTTTGCATGGGATCAATGAAATCAACGCTTTACGCGGTGCAAGCACTACTCCGCACTCGTCAAGTTTTGTGTCACTCAACGGCCCATTTCGCAACTCGCCCAATCCGTTGCTGGTCCCCCAAACTCGAATATTGCGAGCGCGTTCAATCCTCACCCACTCAGAGTCAACGGTAATGTCGCCAACATAAACAAACCCTCTGTCAAGCACGACAATATGCTGGCCCGATGGATTTTGTGACTGTTGCTGTTGCGCTTGATCGCCAAGTGCAATTTTAAGAATCGCTGTAACTAGCTCTGTGTTCATGGTTTCTGTGTTTTTGTTGTTTCCGCGTTTGTCGGATGCGCGGCCCCCCGGTGCGGTCATTAAAACGGAATCTCGTCAGCCTCTAGATCGGCATTGGCTGCCAATGGCAACCAGCGTTTGATTTCGAGGTACGGCTTGCCAGTCTTGTCATTAATCCGCTCACCGGGCCCAAGTTCCACGCGAGCCATCTTGCCCACGCAATCTTCCGTTTCGATTACAAGCGTCTTGCCTTCCACAACATTCTTGCCAATGGCTCGTCCAAATCGTGCGACATTGTCAGAATTTTTTGCCGTAAAAACAACCCACGACCGAAAGGTCAGCGGGCCCACTTTTACCTCCAGTTGCAGCATCTCGTTTCCGGCTTTTGAGACTGCCTCAACGGCGGTTTCGATGCGGGCAAGGTGGATTCCCGCCTCAATCTGGGCGGGCTGGTCGTTAGTTTCGATTTTCAATGATGGCATGGTTTTGGTTGGTTAAATTCCGAAGGCTGCAAAGAACCGCTCCTGATTGGCTGCGGCTTGACTGACAATGTCTGCCGGAATGTCGAGGTATGTCTGTCCCTCGGTGATCCATCCGCGTTTAATGGCTCCTGCGGTCACCTTTTCCTTTTGCGCCTTGGTCTTGTCAGACAAAAGGCGTTGGATAGGCGGGATCCGTTCGAGCATTGGCGGAACCGTGGACTCTACCGCCTCGGAGTCTGTCTGTACAGTTTCGGACTCGACGGTAATGGTCGGCGTCGGCTCCGGTTCCGGTTGAATCGGTGCGAACTCTTGCACTTCCTCGGGTGCGTAAAGTCCCGAAAGGACGGCTGGAAAAATCCCGCGCACGGCCTCGGAAATGCACCGAGCTTTGAGCATCTGCCTCGGAAATTTCTTCCAAGTCGGATTACTGGTCAGCCCGGCGCGTTCGGCATCTTTAATGGTCCAGGACACTTTGAGCGAGCCTCCCTGCGGATGGCTGAATGTGCCCGAGACGGCCTCATGCGTGTAGTCGTGCCACTCGACCTTCCCGCCTGCCTGCTGGAACCGTGCCAGCATGGCTTCGGATTTCAAGGATGGTCTGCCGTTAATGATGTGGTAATCGCGAGCCGCTTCGGCGGGGTGCCGGCCTTCGGCTTGGCAGAGTAGCCCTAAGGCCAATGCCTGTTCAGCGGTTTGGATGCCGAACAATTTGGATTTCGCGATGGCTTCGGCCATGAGCCGAGTTTGGTCAAACGGTATCAGGTTCATTTTCTTGGTTTTCTAGTTTCTCAATCGCTTCTTCAACTTCTTGCGTCTGCAATCGCCGGTAATCGGCGAGCAGTCGCAGCACGCAAAGATAGGTGGTATCGTCTGGGTCTTTGGCAAAGTCCTCTACCCACATGCAAATTTTGCCAAGCATCAATCGGCAACTTTCTTCTTCGCTCATTTCTTCAGTTTCATTCCCGCCTCAAGAATAAGTAACGCGTCGGCGGTTTTCAGCGTTACGGACAATCGTGGATACAGCGCCTGTGCGCGGCCTTTGAGGTGCGCCTTCCAGCGGGTCCCGTGGGTTTTCTTTTCACCGAGTCCAAGAGCTTGCTGCCACTTTTTCGGCGGAAGGTACTCGATCCGGCATTGGTGCGCGGCCAGCAATCCCTCGATGCGTCCGTAGTTCCGAAACATGGTTGCCATGCTGCTCCCGCTCATTTTGCCTGCAAACTTGGGAAGTTCTTCCAAAAACACAACCGGCGCGGGAACTCCGTAGCAAAGCACCTGTAGCGTTTGCCGCAGATCGTGGACGGTCTCCGGCATCGGCAACGCGTGCACGCTGCCGTCGGTGTCCATGTAAGCGATGCCGCCCGATACGCCGGGGTCGATGGCGATGTAGTGTTGAGTACTCATTTAGTCAATCTTGCCCAGATACGCGCAAGCACGCTGTGGTTTTCAAGTTGGTTGAGCGACTCTCGTAGGAGTCGCACTGATTCGCCTTGCCACGCGATGATTTGCCGCGCGTCGGTCAATTTTGCGGATGTTGCCCGAAATTTAGCGCGTTCATCGCGGAGTTTGCGGCGTAGGTGCCAGATTTGTTTTTGCGTGCTCATTGCGCCTCCTTTGCTGCGGCGATGAGTGCGTCTGCCTGCTTCAATCCAATTTTTGCAAGATCCTGATAAGACCCAGAATTGCTGTATGATCCCGTTAAAATTATTGCGGCAATTTCAAGGCGTGATGGCTCTGGACGAACTTGTGCGGCTTTTGCGTCATTCATGCTCGTAACAAGTTTGAGCAGTTGCTGACTCAAATCATCTGGATTGACCATCTCTGACTGCATTCTGGCAATAAAGTCATCTTGCTCTTGCAACCTTGATGCAGCGTCGAGGAGATCACGACGCATGATTGCGTCCATCTGCTCTGCACTTTTCCGTAGGTTGTCAATAATGCGATAGGTGCTTGGTGTCATTGGATTGTGTGGGCGTTTCACGTTATTTCGCAGCAACAAGTGGAGCCTGCCCGATTTTCCGTTGAACAATCTCATCCGGCAGCACCGCCCCCGCTGCACTCCAAAGAGCTTGCGCTTTTTTGAGGCTGATTGAGCCTTGCGCCATAATCGCGTCACCGGCACCAATTGCGCCGCTTTGCACGGCTTGTGCAATGTGCTCAGCCTCGATGTACTCGCTGGCACGCGGCTTTTGCAGCCGCCAGCCTGGAACGCTTTGTCCAGCTTCGAGCAACTCGCGTGCCTTTTCCTTTGCAGCGTCTCGGAAATCGTCGAGAGTCTGGCAAGCTGCCAAGAATTGCCCGAGTCGGTCTGGGTCGTTTAGGAGCGCAAGAAACGCTTCATCTTGAACGGTCGGCGCGAGCCCAGCAACGGTCACCAACGCGGAGTCTTTGCTGGCAACGCGGGCCGGGCAGGTCAGCGATTTCGCACACCAGCCGCAGTAATCGTTTTCCACCGGCGCTGTGCCTACATTTGCAAGCACACTTCCAACCAGGTCGTGTGCCTCTTGATATGTCCAGCGTTTAGAAACAACCTGGCGCTGATCGCAAAACAGCAGGTGCGTGGTCCACTTGCCCACAAAGTGGGTCTGCATCAGCCCGAGAGCATAGGCCGCCATCTGCGCTGAGTAGTCGTAGACCTGCCCACTCTTTAGGTCAATGAGCCATTGCCCGCGTGCCGCAACGCCGTCAGCGGTGCCCTCGTGTTCCAGCCGGATGGTGCGTATCTTGCAAGCGGCTTCGTCTGTAGTCAGGCCGTCAGCGCCACCGTTAAGTGCAATGCACCGGCCAATTGCCCAGCTCACGGCGGCGGCGTCATCGTCCGATAGGTCACGCGGATATTCGCCCGTCGTCCAAGCGTCTCGGAATACACGGTCGAGCATTGTTCCGCGTGCTGCGGCGTCCGAGGTGCCGGGAGCGCCTTCGTACTGCCCGCACAAGGCCAGTTTTGGTAGACTGCTGTGTCGTATTTTCATTCTTCGGTTGAGTTCAGTTTTTCTTTCGGCTCGATCCAAGCGTCCTCATATTTCGGCGCGCTGCCTCTCTTGTGCACGGCAATGTGCAAGTCTTTGCTGGCAACTTCGTCCCAGTGTAACGCCACGGAAATTCTACACCGCACACAATGCAGGTCTGCGGCGGTCTTGGCCTTTTGCGTAGCGCCGCCTCGGTAATTCTGCGAGCGCGTAGCAAGTTCCCGCATTCCCGGGAGCAACATTTGCTGCGTACAAACGGAAAGATTTTGCCACAGTATTCGCATGGCAATTCTTCCGGCCTTCCAGCCCGTGCCATGTAACATGCACGGCAAATTGTGGAATAGATATGGATCTCGGCACCACACTTGCACGCTTTTGTCGTCGGCGCTATAAAAACGCGTTTTGGCTTTTCAGGAACCGGCTCTGGTCGGTAGGCCAGCCCGGCTTTGATTGCGGCCTCAATGGCTGCGGGAAATGCAGCCATTTTTTGCCGAGGAGTTTCCAGTTCGGTGTCTTTGGACGGGAGTTTGACCAGCCCTTTTGCCATGGCTGACCTGATCAGATCAGGAAGTTCCAGCAAATCGACTTTTAAGCGTTCGCTTGGGGTAAGCTGAATTTCGTAACGGCTGCGAGGTGCCGGACTCCAGCATGGTGCACCGTTCATGGTGCCGTTTATTGAGCCGCTCACAGGAGATCTCCTTTCCAGAGTGCGCCGATCGTAATGATTGCCAGCGCGGCGATGGTTAGGCTTTCGCCCAGGTTGTTGCATTGCGTAAGTGCCACAATATCTGCCAACAGTAGGCAACCAAGCCCAGTTGCGTAGGTCACGGAGTGCTTGCGGCGGTTCGGTGTTGGTGGCTTTTGCGGGCCTTGGTACGGGCCCGAGGAGTAATGTGAGGTGCTCATTTGTTCGTCAGGGTTCATTTTTAAAAACAGCCTAGTCAACGAGTTGGCAATCGGCAACCGATGCCCAACCTTCGTCCCCGTTGGAAAAACGGATTTCGCGAAGATTGCCGTCAACGGACAGCACTTTGCCAGAATAGGTGCAACCGTCTTCGTCGACTAAAACGCAGCTTCCAACGGGGAACGGCAACTGAAGCGAGTAACTGCGGCCACCGTCCCAATACCCTTCGCACGCCACGGTCAGCGCGGCTACCTGTTCCGGCAGGTCGCACAAGTCAAGTCCGCGCCAAAGGTCAATGTGCAGCGTGGGCGTGTCGTACTCGGCGGAATACGCGCAAACCGCGCAATGCGGTGCCATGGCTTGGGGAATAAGCGTGGAGATTTCGTGGAGCGTTTCGATCGTGTTCATTGTAGTGTTCAGTTTAAGTTCACTCTGACGGCCTCGTCAGCACCCGCCTTACGGGTGGACGCCCCCCAGAGGGGGCGTTTCGGCCTAAGAAAGTTTGGCGAGCATTGCGTTGAGGCGCTCCAAAGCATCGATGCATTCTCCGATTGTGTTTGGGTGGCCTTGAAATTCAGCGTAAGCGAGGTCCATTTCGTATTCGCGGATTGCGGAGAGAATCTGTTGTTTGGTCATTGTTGTTGTTTGGTTCGTTGTTGCGGTTGCTGCTAACGACGACAACTTTAGCAAGCCAAACGCGCTTGGCTAGCTATTTCTTTCACTTTTTTTGCACGCTTTAAAGCGTTGAGTTCCCGCGCTTTAGGACGCGGCTTACTAGCATTCCGGCGCGCTGCCTCTGCTTTTTTCTCGGATTTTACTGCGCCGCCCAGCCGTCCGATCTCGCGGCAGTGCTCGCGGAGTGTCTTTTCAGGTTGCATCCCGCCAGCCTAGCAAAGCCCGTTTTGCTGTCAAATTAGTGTCGCAAGTGCCTTTGTTTCAAGGAGGACAAACTACAAAACCTCGTCGCGGAATCTCTCCGCGCACCATACGGCTACTTGCGGGGACTCAGTCCCAAATCATTCGCCAAGCATTGCCAGCCCGGCTTCAAACAAATCGGCTTCTTCGTCCCGCCTGCGCCGTAAGCCCTTGGATTCCGGCCACAACCGTTTCATTGCGCGTAGTTGGTCGGGGATTGGTTTCCATTCTTTAACTCGCATTAGGTCGCGGATGGTAGCCATTTCCATGCGCCGTTCGCCAATTAGGGACGGCCCACGGTTGAACACAAGCGAGACCAGCGCCGCCGCGCAATCGCCGGGAAGGTCCACAAGCTGCGGGTAGACTCGAAGTGTGCGGAGATACCAGGTCGGCAAAGTGCTCTCTTCAAACACGGCCAGCGCCGCAGCCCACGGCACAACGAGATGCCGGACATGAGGAAGGATAGCCCGTGCGTTTTCGCCTTTTTTGCCCGACACACCAACCAGCGCGGCCAGCGTGGTAGAATTTAGATATTTTGCCCATGCCCTCGTTGTCTCCACAACCGGCGTGTGTCCGAGATCCCAACCAATGCCTATCGTGATACCAGACTCTCCGCCGGGCCATTCGGGATTGCGGTCGTAAAGGCTCTCCCCGCCCGTTTCCCAGCCAATAATTGCTTTAATCCCCCGCTCCGTAAGGTTCATCATCTTCCTCCTCCTCTTGTATTTGTGGTTCCTCTCCAGTCTCTTCAGAAAACCGCATTGCTTGGTAGAGCCGCGCAAATAGGCTGCCGGAACCGGCTTCGTAAGTTGTGTAAGTGTTTGTATCCGAGTCATGCGCCAAGATTTGCACGCAATCAAAGTGCTCGCCAATTTCGGCAGCCATTCGCTCGATAAATTCCTGCTTTTCGTCCTGTGTCATTGGACTTTGTAGTGTTTTGCGAGTACCCGTTTGCCGTCGTCGGTCGTGGTCATGTACCGAGCACTAATCCACTTTTTAGTAATTGCAAATCGCACGGCTTTGCAGCGCGGTATTTCCAGCATTTTCGCCAGTTGCGACGGAGTGTACCATCCAGCAGGTGCAGGTTCTCCAACCAATTCGGCCTTGAGCGCGGCAATCGCCGACTGTGTTAAACCGGGAGTCTGAATTGTTGGTCTTTTGTCTCTTTCGCGAGCCATACGACGGTTTCGTTGTCTGAATACTCTCCCCAAGCAAAGCCCCTGCTCCAAGATGTAGTGGCACGCCGGTTTGCCGCATAACCCATTGCGTTTGTGTCGCCAAGCCACCCAACACAATACCCCGTTGGGTGCGCCCTGTTGCGTCCCTCGGCCTGTTGCACGCGGTGGAGGTGTGCGATCACTACCTTATTTGCTGCCCCCTCACAAATGGCCTCCGCGTGATCGCGAACCGCGTTTTCGTTCACCATGTATCCGTGCCCGAATAAAGCATCGCCGTATAAACGCCACCCATGCTGGAAATTATAGTCCACAATCTGGCACCGCATTGATCGAGCTCGATCCTGAATCTGCGCCATTACGCGAGCCGCCAGCGCGGCCACAATCGCGCGCGGAGACTCCATGAGCGTGTTAAGTCGAGCTTCGTGGTTGCCGAGAAAGTAGACTTGCGGTTCCAGTCGGCTTAGAAACGCAAGCCCGTCGTTCAGGTCAGACTCGGGATTCACCGCATCATCCGCCGTGCCCGAAGCACCTGCACGAAGACAGGCGAGGTCGATCGCGTCGCCTAAATGTAGAGTGGTGTGCGGCTTCCAGCGTTTCTTGAACGCCAGCACCTTTGCAAGTAATTGCTGGTCGGCGTGGTGCCCGTGCGAGCAACCAACGGCTAGAAACCGCTTCCATGCCCGCGTTATGTTTGCCATGCGTTAGACTCTTGCAAGGAAAGTAAAGCCCGATCCCGGCACGCGTGGAAGCTTGCCCTGCTCGTCGTAAATCCCGCTGTACGGACTAATTTTGTCGGGCGGAAGGCCCACGCCATCAGTCCCCGCTGGTGGCAGGATTCTTTTTACGCTTGCGAGGATTTGGAGCCCTGCTGGAGGAGTCGCGCCGAGATACCGGGCTTGCAGGCTTGGAATCACCGGAACAGGAAGGACAGTCATGTTTTTTCAAAAATTGCTTACCGAAAAAGCCGATGGCAATGCCGCCAATGCCCGCCACAAGCGCCCATGTGCCGGGAGCCACGGTCGAAAGCAAGGTCAGCAAAAGCGACACATTGCCAGCGGTTAGAGTCATTTACGCTCGTTCCGAATCACATCCACAACGCCGAAAATTGCCACAATTGCAGAACCAATCTCGCCGCCCAATCCAGCCGAATAAAAGCCCATCGCCGCACCCAGTTTTGCAAGTCCGAGCCAAGTGGACGGCTGGCGAACATAGTCCTTAAATATTTGTTTCATTGTTTTCGTTTGCTTCGTTTAAAAGTCGCTCCCAGAGGGCTTTCCTGTCGGCTTCGCACTCGCGAATTTTGCCGTTGAGGTACCAAACCGCCGCAAGCGTCAAAGCCATGGAAAGCCCCTGCGCGGCTGCTTGCTGTGCAATGAGGTCAAGCAGTTGCGTCATCGTAACGGTGGCAGAAACTGCCTGCAAAAATTGATCTCATCATAAACGGTGCTGGGACAAGTAAGAAGCAAGCCGGATTGCTTGTGGCGTTTCTTCTTGAATAATCCTATCATAACAGGCTTGCCCATAAGCCTTGAAAACTACCGCGTTGTTGCGAAACCATCCCATGTGATAACCGGAAGCCATAAACGAAACCAGCCGTTCGGTTTCTTCAGCATCGACCACATAGTTGAGTAACGCAAACCTCTCCACCCAGTAGCTTTTTGGTTGGCAATTAATATGCCCATGCCCGCCTTGCCCCGGAACCGCAGCGGAAAAAAGCACGGTCGGTGCAACGCTTGTGATTTGTTTAACAAGCTCGTCTGCGCGGTTTTTTGGCAAATGCTCTGCAACCTCAATGCACATTGCGAGGTCATATTTTCCAGCGTATTTCTGGGCAAAATCCGCAGAAAATACATCCATCACCTGGTATGGACAACGCGGGTCAAGATCCACCCCGTCAGCGTCAACTCCGGCTTCTCGGAGCGCTTTGACATAAATCCCGGGGCCGCAGCCAATGTCTAACACTTTCATTTGTACAAAGCTCCGTAGTTGAGGCCCAACCCAACCCCCAAGGCCCTGTTGTGGTCTTCGTACCATCCTTTGCCGTGCCAAATATCTCGGAAGTCGGCAAAGGCTCGCTCGAATTTTGGTTTTACTGCATCAAGGGAAAAATTCTGAAACGCAAACAACGCCATTTTTGCTCGGTCAATACGGTCAATGTTCCGGATTGCGCGCAAGATGTCGCCCATCGTGTTGCACCGAAACCCATTGACACCGTCAACTATGTACTCGGTCATTGCTCCAAAATCCGTGGTGATTGGCACGCATCCGCTCATCATCATTTCCACCGCAGTACCGCCAAACGGCTCCCAATAGGTCGAAAGCAAAAACCCAAACTTGGCCTTGGCCATCAATGCTTTGCGTGTCGGAATGTCAGCGTATCCAACGAAATCAACATGTTCGGGCCATTCCTTAAGCCCGATTCCTTCAGGGCCACCTTGCCCGGCAATCTTGAGCCGGACACCCATGCGCCTGCAAGCGTCAATAGCAATGTCCAAGCCCTTGTTAGTGCCAAGCCTGCCAATAAACAGCGCGTAATCTTCGCGTTCCTGCGTTGCGTCAAAGTCCCTTGCGTCAAAATAGTTTGGCACCACCCGGTGATACCATTGTGGTGAACAATAAGAAACGCCTTGCGTGCCAGCATAAGCCCCTTTGAGCGGGTAGGATTCGTAGCAACGGAACTGAGCAAACGCCCAGCCAGAACCAATTCCTGGCTCAATAACGATCAAATCGTTGCTGGCGTTGGCAATGTCGCAAGCGGGTTTAGTTCCGCTCCAGAATGCTAACACTAAGTCACCACGCTTTTTGCGTTTCAGAATTTCCGCGCCAGCGTTGGCGTTGAATGTCTGATGCGCCAAATCTCCCGAACTGTGCCGAAATTGGTTCTTGCGCCAATCGTAGTTTCCGTAAGTCCTTTCCAAGACCTCGTTTGAGGTAACATCTACATGTTCGTGCGCAGCGGTTTGCGAATCTGGATGCCCGTAATGAATCACCCGGTATTCGCTGCTACCCTTGAACATCTCGCAAAACTTCAAAACCTTTTGCGTAAACGCACAGGCTGAATAATCGTGATGCGTTACTGTGTGCGGGACTGCAAGTGCGTGAATATTCGTCATCAAACAAATATGGCCCGCCCTGCGAAATTTGCAAGGCGGGCCACAATTCAAATTCTACAAACTACAGGTAATATGGCAAATACGCGCCACCAGTGCCTTCAATGTTGATTTTGACCCAACCAGCTGGTGTCGTATCATCTGTAGGCGATGTACCAGAATCTGGACCATTTGCGGCAGCCCATTTGTCAGAATTAAAACCAAGGGATGGATCATCTCCTCCGACACTTGTTCCTGCGATACATTTGTAAATCACTTTATATCGCTCAACCACATCACCGACATAATATTGCTGTGGAATCCAAGACAGAACAAATGTTGGACCTTCAGCGCCAGTAGCACCCTGTGCACCGGACGGTCCAGTTGCTCCTTGGCTGCCTTGCGCTCCAGTTGCACCTTGCGCTCCAGTTGCGCCACCGGGATCGCCAGCAGGACCTGTTGCACCAATGGGCCCAGTTGCGCCCATTTCTCCAACGCCGGTAGCACCTGTCACGCCTGTAGCGCCAATTGATCCGGTTGCACCCATTTCACCAGTTGCACCCGTTGCGCCGGAACCCGTTGCGCCAGTTTCACCAATAGGGCCTTGTGGTCCAGTTGCACCTTGCGGGCCAGTAGCGCCTTGCGGACCAGTTGCACCACCCGGATCGCCCTGCAAGCCAGTAGCCCCTTGAGGACCAGTGGCTCCCATTTCGCCAAC